TTTATCAATTGCTTTTTGTGCAAAGGATTCACTTATTTCTTCCATTGAAATTGCTTTTGCATTCGTTAAAAGTTTTGCAACTTTTTCTTCTGGTATCCTTAATAGTTCTATTAGTCTAGTTAGCTCTCTTAACTGCTCGGGTTTTACAAGAGGCTCAACTTTAACTTCTCGTAAAAATATATTTTCTCCAAACAATTGTTTAACAACTTCATAGCCATTATCAAAATCTATTATCTCACCTGTCTGTAGTTCTGAGTACCTAGACTTTTCTATGAACAGCTTTCTTTTCTTGCCCTGTAGTCTCATGTGCCAGACAGCGCCAAGACTATAAGCTAATTTGTCATTAACATCAAAAGTTTTTCCAGCATCCTTGTTGTCTATGAACTTTGCCTTCTCATGGGCAACAACTATGACATTCATATCCAATCTGCTCAATAATATTCCTAACTGGAATATAAGACGTTTAGCTTTAGCAAGGTTTGCCCCGAACTCTGTCCCTTCTGTGTGAGGAGACTTCTTTACAAGCCTCTCTGTTTCTGTTTGGGCAAGCCATGCGTAGGGAAATGAAATAGAATCTATTACGACTGTTTTAAAATTATGCTTAGTCGATAATAGTTCATGTACTTCTTTTATGATCTCCTCAATCTCTGTGAGATAGACTAGATCACCTTTGTTGTCTCTAAGCTTCCCCACTAAATGTGGATAGTCTTCGAGACCTTCTGTGTCAATATAATAGGTCTCTGGTATTGAACAACAAAAATGTGTCTTGCCAGCTCCCTTGTCTGCGTAGAGTAATGCTTTCAATCTTGCTTCTTTTACTTCGGGTTTCTTTGCTCGTAGTGCCATTTTAATTTACCTCTTAAATTTATTGTGGATAACAAATCTCAGCACAGTGTTCACAACAATAATCTTCTGGTGAAGACCATTCGTGGTGGTGCATATAATCTATCGTGTTAGTACACTCATGTTTTTCACAGTAGCATTGCATTTCCATAACATATCCTCACAAAACCAAGATAATAAATAACGTAACAAAAATTCCTGAAATAACAGCTCCAAATAAAGTTCCAAATATAATGGGAGAAGAAAAAATAAATCCCCAAAAGAATATTGTGAAGAACACTCCTATAAACCAACTCTTGATAGCTGAGATTCCATTTCCAAGTGACATCAATCTTTGTTTAGCGCTTACAAAGTCTTTCATAGTTGATTGCTCCAATAGTTATTAACCTCATGTCTATCATATAAATCTGAATCGTTAAATTCAGAAAGAGTTTTGTATCTACATTCTTCTTCAAGAAGTTCTGTAATAGACTTATAAAAATAACTAGCAATACCATTGCTCCATGTTCTGTTGAACTCTATTTGTTTATCTCGATTAGTAGAATTCTTCATGAATAGAAGAAGCGCGGGTAACATTGTTTTTTCATAAGCGGGATTATCGGGACCAGTTGCCTCACACGCCCATGATTCATCCTCGCTCATCAATAAAGCGGAGAATTCATGGAGGTCAAAGTCATGGATATCTTCTAGTCTTATTGTGTAAGACTGGGAGAACTTATCAAACTTGGAATATTCGGAAACTAGGTCTCTAGCAAAGCTAATGGTTTGTTTTGAGTAGTTCATGTTAGTCATTCCTTTGACAGTTGCTATTGTTACCATGCGTTCCTTCGCACAAAATACATACTATGTCTTGATTGTCTTGCTCTTCTTCATAAATATAGGTTACACTTTGGGCGTTCATTAAATTTACTCCTGTCAAGGTTGGATTTATGTTCAATGAGTTAGGGACTTGCCGGTCTCTAACTCACCGTTTTACTTCTAACTTACTACCTCATCATTATTTACTCTTTTGCTAGTTACATGCTTTTCTAAAACTTCTCTTACTACATCCTGTAAGGTCATATCTTTACTTATAGATATAATCTTTAGTTTTTTCCAACAATCTATACTTATTTCTATATTTATGTTCTTTGTACCTTTTGCCATTTTATGTCCTTAGATGTTTATTGTTGTTATTTATGTATCTTATATAAGTTATATAACTTATGAGTATATGCACCGTATTTATGATGCTATAGTACCATATATTTATTTAACTTCAATCTTTTTTTCAATACTTTTTTTAAATTTTTCTATGCAATGATTAATGATCTTGTTCATTGATATTTTTTGCTCAAATGCTTGCTTCCGTAAGAATGACCATGTTTCTCTAGGCATTCTTAGGTTTACTGCTACTTGGGATGATTCGACTTCCACTTTATTTCTCCATATTCTTATTATGTTGATACCTCTATATAAGGTGGTGCTATGATACATTTATTAGAATGTTAAATCAATAAATTTAGGACGAAATAAGAAATTGGATTGAGATTATAGTATAAGGGGATTAGTATCAGACTTTAAACCAACCGCACCCTGCTTGAAACAAGGTGCGACTTAAAACTTGAGTTCTCCTGAACCCCAAACAACCCGTGCGGGGCTATCTGTGCGCAGCTATAATTATAAAGCAGCCTACGGATAGGTCAACTCTTTAAAAAGGATTATTTCAATGCAACACTCATTTGATATCTCTATTGCGGAAAAATATGATGTTAATGTAGCTATTTTCTTAAATAACCTCGGATTTTGGATTAAAAAAAACCAAGCAAATAAAAAGCATTTTCACAATGGAAGATATTGGACATATAACTCAAGCGAAGCCCTAAGTATTATTTTTCCTTACTGGTCTTCAGATCAAATGGATAGACTGATCAAAAAATGTGTTTCTCTTGGATTACTGCTCTTAGATAACTTCAATGAAACCTCATACGATAGAACAAGATGGTACGGATTAACTGATTTAGCTTTAGAATTGCTCAACTTTGGCATTCCGCGAAATCACGGAATGGATTCAGCGGAATCGCGGAATCGAAACAGCGATATCGCGGAACCTATACCAGATAATAAACCAGATAATAAACCAGATAAGATAAAAGATAAGAGGGGCAAAAAACGCCCTCCCGCCCTCACACCTGTACCTGTTCATTTCATATCAACTGAAAAACACGCATTACAAGCAGATATGTTAAATCTAAATGTAGGCAAAGAATTAATCGACTTCATTGAATATTATAGATCAACCGGAAAGAAAATGGCTAATTGGGATGCAGCTTTTAGCCGATGGTTAAAAAAAGCGGTAGAATTTAATAAAAAATCACGTGAAAAAGAACATCCTGTAACCGCCTCAATTCGACAACTAAAGGAAAAATCGGCAGACTTTCGTAACTTTTTACTTTCTTAAGCTAAGGAATGGCCATGAAAGAATTTAATTTGCTCCATGCAGAAGCGTTGTATCTTCGGTTTTGTGCTATCTATGGCGAAAAATTTGTCAAATCTTTTCATACTGATGATTTTAAGAAGATGTGGCATGAGGAATGGTGTTCAGGTCTCAAAGGAATTGATGTTGATTTGATCAAAGGTTGTCTGGATCACTGTAAGATCAACCTAGAATGGCCTCCAAGCATCGCCGAGTTCAGACGTATTTGTGAGGAATCATCAGGTATTCCCTCTTTTGCGCAAGCCATGCAATCTGCCATTCGCCGTGAGTTCAACCACCCCGTTATCGCTTTGGCCTACGAAAAGGTCGGCAGTTGGGCGATGCGCAATGACAAGGAAGCGGAACTCAAACCCAAATTTCAGACTGCCTACACAGAAGCCCTCAATGAATTTAGGGTTAACCCTGAGAAAACATGGGCGCAACTTGAATCTCTGAATGAAAAGATAGCACTCCCTGAGCCACCGTCTAAAATTCCAAGCACTGAGGAGCGCATGGGATTTAAAGAACGGCTTGCGCATTACCAGGAATTATCAAAGATTGCGAAGTCAAAACTGGAAGCCAAAGACCATCCCACGTGGGACATTAACAAAATAACGCGCGGTTCAACCCAGTTTGATCAACAATTATTCAATGAGAGGCGAGAATATCTTATTGGCATGGATGAATATCTTGCTGGAACCCTCCCTGTAGGGGACTGGTATGACCGAACAAGGTACTTGAGCGAAATAGAAGCCCAAAACAACATAAAGAACAATCCCCCTAGACCTGAACCCTCCCAATCGTCAAAAACGTCCCACAGGTCTTTTAATGGGTCTAAAACGGCATATACCAGATGGACTGACTAAATGAATCATGCGTTATGGATAACGAAGAAGAATCAGGTGTGTGTTTTGATCAAAAAAATATCAGATATGTATGGAGGCGATGATGTTGAAGAACTGAGAGAGTATTGCAGAGAAATAGTTGAGGTAAATCGTGATGATATCCAAAAAGCATTGGATTGCTTTTGGGATGTTGAATCACGATTGAAATATTATCCAAGGATGGAGGTTCCTCGTGGAACAATGGCAAAAGAAACTTGAACAAAATTATGCGTGGCAACGAAAGGGAAAGAAATTTAAGGCTAGTTATTTTGGCGCATTGAAAGCATTGTATGGAGACAGTGATTATGACAAGGATTGTCAGTATCAAGAAAGCGATACCCACGGAAGCCCAGGAACAAATCATGTTTGTGGTGTGGTTAAAAAAGCAGGGATTTAGACCGGTCGCGAGCGCAAATGGTGGTTCCAGAAATTTAATGGAAGCCATGAAGATGAAGCGCATGGGTGTTTCACCTGGCTTTCCTGATATTGAAGTTCCATTACCATCCGGCCCTTATCACGGATTTTATGTGGAAATGAAACGACAAAAAGGTGGAAAAGTTTCAGAAGAACAGCGAGAATGGATAGAGTATTTAAAAGACAAAGGCTATTTCGCAGAAGTGGCTTATGGTTTTGAGTCAGCAAAAGAGATGTGGAATTATTATATTTCTTTGTTCAAGCGTGCTGCTTGAAGATATGAGCCGCGTATAAAGTTACTACTCCTCGTGTTACTCGTTAAATGGATCAGCCCGCTTAGGCGGGTTTTTTTTACCTATAGGAAAATCAAGGATGATTATTAGTCGATGCTGTAAAGAAAGTGTTTATATTGTTCATGATTATTACGTTTGTAGTAAATGTGATTTAGCTTGTGGTACTTTATCCTCATTATCATGGATGAGTGAAGGTTATGATGACACCCGAAATGATTTCGAAGTTGAGACAATCTTTAATTCTGCATGAAGGCTATAGAAAATATCCCTATATTGACTCTGTGGGTAAAGTCACCGTTGGTATTGGCTACAATGTCACTGACCGTGGCATGGATGATGGCTGGATCAATGATCAGTATCATCGGGATGTGTCCTATTTCTACAACCAGTTATTTGAGTTCCCCTGGTATCAACATTTAACACCTGACCGTCAAATTGTCTTGATTGATATGGCATTTATGGGTTGGAAAAAGTTCTTAACATTTAACAAAATGATTTCGGCTATTTCAAAAGGCGACTATAAACAAGCCGCTTATGAGATTTTAAACAGCAAGTGGGCTGAGCAAGTTAAAGGACGTGCAGCAACACTTGCACAGGCTATGCTAACTGGGGTATATATTCTCTAAAAACCAAGGAGGATTTATCATGGACTGGCTCAAGGACTTTTTTAACAAAAATACAATTTTTTCTCTTTTTGTATCAACTGGAATAGGCGGACTTTCTTTTTTTGCTAACCTATTTGTGGCATTGTCGGATGGCAAAATTGATACAACTGAATTTCATCAGCTCATGTCATCCGCTAATGGATTACAAACTATTATCTTGTTGCTAGTCATGTTTGCTTTAAATAAAAATGACAAAAAATAAGTATATTGACCTTAAATGAGTATTTTAAGTAAACTAT